CAGAAGTATCTCCCAGAGATTACAACTATTGTTGACGGCGTCAGAGTGGCTGAAGTGGTAGCCAATGGATCTGAATTCCCGATTGCTCCTCCGTTGTTCTGGGACGACTGTGCGGATGATGTTGTGGCTGATAAATGGTATTACAACACGGAAACCACGGCAATTATACAGATACCAGCAGCGCCGCCTTACCCTAGCACAGGAACGACTGGGACTCAAACCGTATGAAGCAACTACTCCCGTACCACAGTTTTGTGTATGCGGGGGCGCAGATCAATGTCTATCACGCAGACAAGGGTGATGGGCTGCCAATGCACCAGCACCCCTTCAACCACGCAAATGTGTGCCAGGTGGGTTCCTGCGTTGTTCGCGTGAAAGGCAAAGAAATTGTGATGAATGCGGAAACCCAGCCGCTGGACCTCCCCGCTGACATCCCGCATGAGATCGAGGCGCTTGAAGACGGCACGGTGTTTGTGAACATCTTCAAAGAGGGTAGCTACTAATGTGGACCCGATTACTATCGGCCTAGCGTTTGCCGGAGCCAAAGCTGCGGTAGCCACCATCAAGGAGGTTATCAAGCTGGGCAAAGATGCCAATGAAATAACCCAAAGTATCGTTGGATACTTTGACCAGAAGGCGATTATTGAGAAGGCTGAGGCGGTAAAAGAGCGAGAGAAGCGCGAGGCGCTGTGGGACAAGGTTAACGGGGTTAAGCCCAAGAAGACGGACGCAGAGTTAACCGCAGAGGCGATGGATGTCGTCATGAAGCGGCGGGAGCTGGAGCGGCAAGAGTACGAGCTGTACGAGATGTTGGTCTGGTCGGGGCAGGGACAGATCTGGGACGACATGGTCAAGACCAGAGAGGAAATGCGTAGGCAGATCGCTCAGGAAGAGGCGGAGGCAATCAAGCAAAAGATCATCGACGCGGCCCAAGTTAAAGAGCGCAAAGAGATGATCCATGACATACAGCTCTCAGCGGCGGTTTTGGCGGCTTTTGGTTTATTGATGTACTGGCTGGTCCATTGGGGAATATCAAAAGGAATGTGGAGATGAGTGAGCAGGACGACAAGGCGTTGGGTGTACTGGACCGCATACTGTCGTATGTGGACAGCCCGTTCAAGCTAGTTGCGCTGCTCGTCATGTTTGTGTTTGGGTTCTGCGCTTGGTTTGTCTATGCCAACCAAGAGCTGCTGGTCGGTGCGTACAAGGAAAGCCAGAAGCTGCCCAGTATCAATGAAGCCAGGGTTGAGGATGCGGCGGCGGTGCTGATCAAGTACGGCGGCGCGCAGACCGTGGCGATATTCAAAGTTAACCCTTTGTTTGGTACGCGTGTTTTGTATCGCGCGTACACAAAGGATGGACGGGATAAAAGATTGGAAGGCATTGATGTTGGTCTCTTCACAACTAATCAGGCGAACAATGCAGACGTTGTTAAGCTCATGGCGGGAGAAACACCGTGCGGAGACTACCACAAGCCACAAAGCGAAATCGGCCTGTGGTACGTCGAAGCCGGTGTTACCTACGGCTGTCGAATCTCTGTACCACCGGACGCAACACGTTTCATCGGTCAAATTACCGTCGGGTTCAAAGATCGACCTGAAAGCGTAGAAGATGTTCAGTCTATGCTGAGTATTGCTTCATCCATGTTAACCAAAAAGAGCTATTAAATGGGAATCTTAGACGCACTTGCAACCGGCCCCATGGGGGCGCTGGTGTCTGTTGGCAGCAAGATCCTGGACCGAGTGATCCCGGACCCCGCAGCCAACGAGGCGGCCAAGATGGAGCTGGCCAAAATGGCCCAGGAGGGTGAGCTGGCCAAGATGGCCAACGACACCAAACTGTTTGAGACAGAGCAAAACAATCTCACAGAGCGCCTCAAAGCTGACATGGTGAGTGATTCCTGGCTGTCCAAGAACATCCGCCCCATGACCCTCATAGCTATCTTGGCAGGTTACTTTACATTTGCCATGATGTCTGCGTTTGATAAAAACACCAACCAGGCGTATGTTGAGCTGCTGGGACAGTGGGGTATGCTCATTATGTCGTTCTACTTTGGTGGGCGTACGCTTGAGAAAATCATTGACATGAAGAAAAAATGAACCTGAGCCCTAACTTCACCCTGGAAGAGTTGACACACACGGATCATCGTCAATTCGACAATACGCCCAATGATTCTGAAATCAATAACCTCAAACGACTCGCCGAGTTCTTGGAAGATGTCAAGGCAACCCTTGGCGGAAAGCCCATCATTGTCAACAGCGCGTTTCGCTGTAAACAGGTCAATGATGCTGTGGGTAGCAAAGATACTTCTCAGCATCGCATCGGTTGTGCTGCTGACATTCGGGTTCCCGGCATGACGCCGGACCAGGTTGTCAAGGCCATCATCGCCGCGCAGCTGCCGTACGACCAAGTGATTCGCGAGTTTGACCGCTGGACCCACGTGTCGATCCCGAACTCGACCCTGGACAAACCGCGGCATCAGGCCCTAATCATTGATAAACAAGGGACGCGTATCTACGCGTAAACAAAATGTCAGCAGCAAACATGACCTATGACAGCCTCGTTGAGGATGTCATCAAGTACGCAGAACGGAATGATGAGTCTTTTGTGACCCAGATTCCGCGCCTGATCATGCTCACCGAGCAGTCGATTGCTGCAGAGATCAAAACGCTTTTGCAGCTTAACGTGGTCAACACGACAATTGCGTCTGGCGACTCCACCGTGGAAAAGCCGGTTCGTTGGCGCAAGACGGTCAGCATGAAAATAAACGGCGAGCCGGTGCTCAACCGATCCATGGACTACGTGACGCAGTACCTGAGCGAGGCCCCCGCGGGTCAGCCACTGTACTACGCCGAGTATGACTATGACCACTGGGGCTTCGCGCCTGTGACAGACCAGGCATACCCGGTCCAGATTATTTACTACAGCCGCATTCAGCCGCTTGACATCACCAACCAGGAAAACCTGCTGACGCGTGAGGCCCCTCAGGCTTTGTTGTATGGCACGTTACTCCAGGCGCAGGGCTTCTTGAAAAACACCGAGAAGCTGGCCGTGTGGAAAAACTACTACAACGACGCCATCGCAGCACTCAAGGGCGAGGACGCTTCTCGAATGGTTGATCGCAACGCTTCACGACAGGAATCACAATCATGACATTCACCTCTCCCTTTACTGGCAACGTCATCCAGCCGACGGATGTCAGCTATGACGCGATCACGTTATCCACGGTAACGCAGCTCTACTGGCCTCAATATGTAAACAACGGCCAGCAAGTTGCCGCCCGCATCCTGGACGTTAACGCAACGAGCACCGGCGCTATCCTGACATTGCCGAATGCGCTACAGGGTTCCGTCGGTTCGGATATCTTAATCCGTAACGTCGGCTCGTACTCGTTTGCCGTTCAGAACTTTGCAGAGGTCAACTCTTTCTCTGTGCCGACCGGGCAGGCCGTTTACACGTACCTGACCAATAACACAACGGCGGGCGGGGTATGGGACAACATTGCGTTTGGTGCTGGTGTTGCCTACGCTGACGCCGCCACGCTGGCCGGTAATAGCACGGCGGCCATCCTCGGCAAGCTCGAGACAGCGTTTGTAACAAGCTCTTACATTGTTGCGCCGACTATCACCGACGCCACACGCGGCCATTGCCTGGTGTGGACAAGCGGCGCCGGTACCTGGACGCTGCCGGCCGTGTCGTCGTTGTCTGAGGGCTGGTTTATTTTGGTCCGCAACAACGGCACCGGAGCCCTGACCATCCAGACGTCGGCCGTTAACTCGACGATCGATGATCAGAGCAGCATCACGCTGCCGTTGGGTGACTCTTGCTTCATCTGCGTTAACCGCGACATCACAAAGCAGGACTTCTTTACCGTTGGCCGCGCTCGTCCTAATAGCCTGACGTTCTCCTCGGCTACGTACGACGTCGACACCGTGTCTGGCGCAACGTTGAGTTTGATCACCAACACACCCATCATCCAGCGCTTTACCGCGTTGAGCGGGGCCCGCACGTCGTCGTTGCTGGTGCAGTTGCCTTCGGTGACTCAGGTGTATTACTTCCTCAACGACACCAACCAGAGCTCGTACAACATTAACTTTCAGGTGCAGGGGAGCTCTCAGACGCCGTATTCTTTAGCGGCTTCTCGCCAGGCTATTGTTCTTAGCGACGGTAACTACATATATCCGCTTTTGCAGTCTAACGTTGGTCAATTCTTAGCCAACCGCGGTACTGCTGCGTCTCCGGCGTTCTCGTTCAACCTTGACCCGTCGTCGGGCATGTATTCCCCCAACGATGCCCAGCTTGGGTTTTCAGTTAACGGCACCAACATCATAACCCTGGACGGCACAGGCGGAACAGGAAACTTTGTGACCAACATCGTTGGCCGTGTTGATGCTGACCTGATCTCTGGGGGACAGTTCTAATGGCTGACGCTCAGGCAGGCGCGCCTAAGATCTTCACGCTTCAGGTCAAGCCCGGCATTAAGCGGGACGGTACCCGCTTTGAGGGCGACCAGTTTAGCGATGGGAAGTGGGTCCGCTTTCAGCGGGGCAAGGCAAAGAAAATCAACGGCTACCGCCAGATGTTTGCCACGCCGTACAACATCCCGCGAGGGATCATCACCAACCCATACAACGGCGTTAACTATGTCTTCGTGGGTAACCGCGAGGGTATTGA